AAATCTGCTGTAATGATAATATCCAAATCTTGACCTTTACCGTCTCCTGTCAATAGCCTTAATTTATCTCTCATTTCAACGGTGTAGGTAGTTTTCATGGTCAAATGTTGCCCATCTCCTATGTGAAATTCTGCTTCCTTTTTCATAACACTAATATAACCTTTTTTCCAGAATTTTTAATCTTTAAATTTGAAGTGAGTTAACTTCTGTATATCTTCCAAAGTAACCTTGTTGTTATTAAGGCCATCTGGCTTGTTTGTATTATTGTCAAACATATAAGCCATGTACTCTTTGGTCTTCTTAATATAAATCACTTTCCAACAAATAGTGGGAACAGAAACTCTACCAATTTTTTTGGCTTCGCCTATATTACCTGCCCATACGTGTACGCTATCGTATTGCATTGCTAAACTTCTAGTCAAAGTTTCAAGTGATTTCCAATCTCCGGCATTTAAACTATGGTATTGAGGAGACATATTAGTGAAATAGAAACACTCTTTCTGTACCTCTGCTCCTGAACATAGGTTGTCAGCTGCAGGGCTCATGTGGCCACGATCTGTTCCTGAACCAACATAATCTTTCGCTATATCAGATTCTTCTCTAATTTGAGGATCTGGTGCGAATTGATCTTTTCTCGCTAGTGGTGTAGGACATCCTATTTTTGCTTTAGTTGCGTACCACTCTACAAGCACTGGATATTTCTTTGATTTTGAGTATACTGTAGTGAATTCTTTGTGGCGGATTCTAACCGTGTCTTGGGCGTTTACTGCTAATGTGAATAGTAAACAGATAAAAAATAAGGCTTGTTTCATGAATATAAATATATCCTGCCAGTATCTTCTACACATATAGCGGTCATGTTCTCAACCCAGTCCCCGCTGTTTAAATAGCGCTTACCATTTATCATTCTGTCTTCTGGTTGGTGTATATGCCCACACATTACTCCGTGACAGCCTTTTTTGCTCGCCATGGATAACGCTGTTACTTCAAAATCATTAACGTAGTTGGTTGCGGCTTTTACTCCGCTCTTTATCTTTTGTGAAATTGATTGGTAGGGTAATTTTCTCCACACTCTGTATTTGTTGTACCACCTATTTAACCATAAAGCAAAATCGTATCCTATCGCGCCTATTTTAGAAAGCCATTTATACTTTGTTATAAAAATATCAATAACATCTCCGTGGAAAATATAATAACTCTCATTCCTATATACATCATCTTCCACCCAAACTTTTGTATTGAATACATAATCTTCTCTAATTTCAATTCCTCCAAAATGGTTTCCCATAAATTCGTGTAAGAATTCATCATGATTTCCTCTGATCCAAATGATCTGTGTCTTGTTAGATAATTTCAATAACTTAGATATGACTTTTGTGTGCTGCTTTTTCCATTTAGCGCCTCTATTCAAAGCCCAACCATCAATGATATCTCCATTAAGAATTAGTAGATCTGTTGGATGCTTTTCTAAAAATTCCATAAACTCTTCTGCTTTAGAATCTTTTGTGCCTAAATGTAAGTCTGATACTATGATTGCTTGATACTTCATGACCAATAGTTGTGATGTTGTTTAAAAAATTCTGGATTGTTTCTATTCATATAGCATTTGATCATTAGCCAAAACATATAGAATACGCCTTTATTTTTAAATCTTCTAGCAGAAGTATATACGCCTTTTGTTTTATATATCTTGAATTTTTTAGAATTCACTAAATGAGATACCGAATAATCTTCTGCGAATAGTTCTTCTTCTTTGTAACCTCCGCATTCCCAATAAGCTTTCGTATTCCAATATTGAAATCCGCCTACAGCGAAAGGAGTTCCAAGCTTAACACTTAAAATTTGAAATACGTTAAATGCTTTAAACACCCAATTCCATTCTTTTTCTGTTATAAATGGAACTGTAATTAAATCCTTATTTTCTTCAGATATTTTTTCTAATAGATCTTTTTGCTTAAGCATTATATCAGCGTCTAAAAATAGAATATAAGGAGTGGTAACTAATTTACTTCCGTCTAATCTAGCTTTTGCTGGATAACCGCCTTTTATGACTTCTATATTTAACGAGTATTTAAAATCAGTTTTTGTTTTCCATAACCACCACATAGAAGATTCGTCATCCGAATTGTCTGCTATTATGATCTTCGTTCCTAAAATATTTTTTTGTGTACATATTAAACCTACACAATCGTAAATATTTATTCCCTCGTTTTTACAAGGAATAACAATGGTCAATATATTTTTTAACATGCTAATAAATAAAAACCCCCTAAGAAATTAGAGGGTTACTACATTAAGTTATTGTTAATTACTCGGTTTCTTTAGACATGAACTTTTCAAATTCATTCGCAGCTTTTATATTAGTAGCTTTTAAATGTTCGAAAGTTAATTCATATCTTCCATTCATTGTTTTAGATAAGAATAAATCTGTTTGTAAGCTGTCAACAACTTTTTGTTGTTTTACTAAATCCTTTTTTAGTTCAGTGATTTTTTCATTCTGAGTGTACATAGTGAATAGAATTAATCCTACGCTGAACACAGTTAAAATTTGTTTGATATATTGCATATTATTTATTTTAATCCCACCATCCACGAATATCAGAACCGTCCCAATCTTCGTAAGTTTTGTATTTTGTTCCTTTAATAATTCTCCACAATTCTTTCCACTCTTTTTGTTGAAGCTCTTGAGATCTTTTAATTATTTTTCTGTTATGAGCAAATTCCTCAGGTGTATCCTCTCTTGGCTCTCCGTTATTTTTCATTTCACCCAATTCAGCTTCTGCTTGTTCTATCCAATTAGCTTCTTTATCGTGTTTAAGCAGCTCAATTGCTCTTCTTATTTTAGCAACTTTCTTCATGCGAGATTCGTCATCTTCTATTCCATAGTTTTCAAGATAATCGGCTGTGCTTTCTAAAGACTTTTGAAATAGGTTAAGATTGAATCTGTAGTCCCAAGATTCAAAATCGTAAAGCTCTGATCTGAAGTACCACACATTCTTTAAAAAATTTGGTATTTTGTATCTAACAGTTCTCCAAAGTTTGTTGTACCATCTTTCTCTTCTGTTTAATGTTTTTAGGCTTTCCCAAAAACTGTCTGCAAATTCTACTTTCATATTAAATAAGTTGTAAGTTTTTCATTCTGCGCTCTCTGGTCAACTGTTTTACGTGCATATATAATTCTAAAGTTGTACCATCAAAGTCTTCCATAATAAGCTCTAATTCATCACCAGATATACCGAAAGTGGCTTTAAAGTCCTTCTTCATCTTTCTTAAGATTTCTTTCTCGTCTTTAGCATAATCGTCCATCAATCTTTTCCATCTAGCACCAAATAAACTTCTGTGCTCTAGCTGATCTTCGTAGAATCTTATGTCTTTAATTCTGTCTTGTAGAAGATAGTTCTCCATTTCTGCTTGATAATAATAGTCTGAGTGCTCATAGTCACCATTAACTATCTTATCGTACAATGGAGCCTTTTCTGATAGAGTCTGTCTAACTTCGTAGCGTCTCCACCACACAAATTGACTGTACTTTTTTGGAACTAACTTGGATAGTTGTTCTTCTAAAAACTCTCTCGCTAATTTTGTTGCTATCATAACTTTTATTTTAACATATCGTAATGTCTTGGATAGATGTGTAAGTTAGTTACCATCCAATGCATTTCTCCTACTGGAATTTCTAACTGATAAGCTACCATTTCCATAAGCTTGGCAAACGTGTACTGATCGTTACAGAAACCGTAAACTAAATCTATAGATCTTGCGAATACAGTTAATTCTAATTTACCGTTTTTGATATAGAAATTAAGTATGTCATTACATGGAGTATCGTACTTGTACCTATCTAATTCGTTGATATCATAATGAACTACGATTGCTCTTCTGCTTTCTGGATTAAATCGTAATTCTGTAATTGCTCTTTGTAGCTGATCATTTAGTTTCCAAAAATAACCATAGTTAGAGTTTACTTCTGTACTACCAGGAACCATCATCATTTTCCATATTTTAGCGCGTTCAGCTATTTCACTAGCATCACGATCGCCTTTAAGATACCAGTTCCATTCGTACTCAGCGTAGTCTTCGTTGAACTTACGCTGAGGTGTGGTAACAGTTTTGTTACTTACATCTTGTAATGTAAATGAAACGTTGAATTTGGCTTTAGTACCAGCGAATGATTCTCCGTTAGAGTTAATGTCGCTAAATAGCAATTCGAATGCGTCTGTGGCGTTTTTATATAACATGTTTGTCTACTTGTATAAATTTAGATAAAAATATAACAGGAGATATGTCTCTGTAATCTTCTAAGTAGACTACGCGACTAATACCTGATTGTATAATCAATTTACAACAATTTTGACACGGGGATAAACTTAAGTATAGGGTACTACCGTCTACTGCGTTACCACTTTTGGCAGCTTTCAATATGGCATTCATTTCCGCGTGGATAACTTCGTCTTTGGTAACATTATTTTCTTCACAGCCGTTATCCATTCCAGCCGGGGTTCCATTATACCCAAAACTTATTACGTTACCGTCCTTCACCAATACTGCACCTACTTTTGATCTGGTGCAGTATGACAAAGAACCTATTTCTTTTGCGATGTTGATAAATGTTCTATCTAACTTTTGTTGTTTATTCATCTATTATTTTGTAAAAAACTTTAGGTCTTTTTTAATGTCCTCTTTTACTTTTTCCAAATACACTAATCTTTCATTTTGAGAAATAAAAGGTACACTCCAAAACTGTCTTGTTTTTGTTTTGAACCATCCGAATACAAAAGAATAAACACCCATAACTAATCTTAATTTAACCGAATTTAGGTATAAAATTAATACTGGTAATGCTGGAGCACCGTGAGTTAAATATGTTCTAACTTTTTTGTTGCCTAATAAAGGTTTTGGTATGCCATAAACTTTTGTTATTGGTTTAAAATTATATGCAAAACCTGGTGTGAATATTTGATCAAAGAATGATTCTAATGCAGGAGTGCATCTGAACCACCAGACAGGAGATATGAAATAAATTCTATCAGCCCAAGTAATAAGGTCTTTATATTTTTGAACTTTATCTTTTGAGAAATCAAACGTTATATTGTCTTTATAGAGATCAATTACGCACACTTCCTCTTTATTAGATTTTAAAGTTTCTTTGATAGTTTTCATAATACCGTTGTAGCAGAAACTTCTTTTATCGGGATGACCTATTACTATTAAATTTTTCATATCATTTTTTTTATAACCCTGTTGATCCAAATCCACCAGCTCCACGCTCTGTGTTTCTATCTGGTAATTCTTCTAATACATGTACATCCATATAACTTACAGGAATCAAAATAAATTGAGTTAGCTTTTGTCCTGGTTTAATAGTCGTATGAGATCTTCCTACATTGATTAGGTGTAAATGAATTTCTCCTTCGTAATCTTCGTCTACTACGCAAGCTCCTACTGAAAGATTTTGTTTTGTCGCAACTCCTGATTTGTTAAATGCGATTAATGCATAACCTGATGGAACGTGTGCTCTAATACCTGAAGGAATTAGAACTGATTCTCCTGAGTGGATAGTCGTTTCTTGAAAATCTTCTGGTACGTAGAAGTCGATACCTGCTGATAAGCTTGTACCTCTACTTGGTGTTTTTACGTTTCTTGTCTTTTGAATGTTCATTCTGTACATTGTTTTGATAGTCGTTTAGTGATGCAATATACGCAACTAAATCTAAATAATTGTCTTCTTTGTAATTATAAGATGCTCTTGATAACTTTAGGGCTAACATACAATTGTACATATCAACTGTAGTGATCTCCTTTCTTGATAATAAAGATGCAATCTTGGCTGCTTCTTGCATGCCTTCTTGAAAAGGGCCATACATACGCTCCTTTTCTTCGTTTCTTTC